CTCGACCCCATCTACTGCGACGTCATCGTGACCCGCTGGGAACAGGCCACGGGCCAGAAGGCGATTCGCCCATGACCATCCTTCGCCCCAAACTGACCGTCCCGCAGTCGAAGTTTGTAGACATGAACCACAAGTTCAAGGCTTACGTCTCGGGCTTTGGCGGTGGGAAAACGTGGGCAGGGTGCGCGGATCTGGCGAAACACTTCTACGAGTTCCCAAGGATCACCGCTGGGTATTTCGCGCCCTCCTACCCGCAAATCCGGGACATATTCTACCCCACGGTTGAGGAAGCCCTGTTTGATTGGGGCCTCTCCGTGAAGGTCCGAAGCGCCAACCATGAGGTAAGCGTCTATCAGGGGCGGAACTTCATGGGGCAGATTCTATGCCGATCCATGGAAGATCCCGGCTCCATCGTCGGCTTCAAGATCGGCAAGGCGATGGTTGATGAGCTTGACGTTATGACCCGCGACAAGGCAGCGCAGGCATGGCGGAAGATCATTGCCCGAATGCGCTTCAATGTTGACGGGCTCCAGAACGGGATCAGCGTCACCACCACGCCGGAAGGGTTCAAGTTCACCTACGAGCAATTCGTCCGGCAGGTTCGGACTGATCCTTCCTTGGCTGGGCTCTATGGGCTCATCCAGGCCAGCACCTACGACAATGAAGCCAACCTCCCAGCGGATTACATCGACTCCCTGCGGCGATCCTACCCGCCCGCGCTGATTGATGCCTATATCAACGGCCAGTTTGTGAACCTCCAGACCGGCACCGTCTACGCCCAATATGACCGGCGCTTGAACGGCTGCGCTGACACAATCCAGGCCGGTGAAATCCTTCACATCGGCCTCGACTTCAACGTCGGCAAAATGGCGGCGGTTGTCCATGTGAAACGTGAAGGCCTGCCTCGCGCTGTCGATGAAATCATGAACGGATATGACACGCCCGACATGATTCGCAAGATTAAAGACCGTTTTTGGGCATATGAGAACGGCCAATTCAGGTCAACTCGCCAAATCTTCATCTACCCAGACGCGAGCGGCGGCTCCAGGAAGTCGGTTAACGCATCAGAAACAGACATTGCGCTACTCAAGGCGGCGGGATTCGGCGTCAAGGCTCCTGCTGCGAATCCTCCTGTGAAAGATCGCATCAACGCCATGAACGGGATGTTCTGCAACGCGGAAGGCGCGCGGCGCTACCTCGTGAACTCGGACCTCTGCCCAACCTACGCGGACTCACTTGAGCAGCAGGCCTGGGCAAGCAACGGAGAACCCGACAAGGCCACCGGGCACGACCACGCCAATGACGCGGCGGGCTACTTCATCCACTCCGAGTTCCCGGTCATCACGCGACAACGCGCCTTCCTCCCCTTCCGACTCTAGGAGCCCACGCCATGAGCTATGCGCACCAACTCCTTGCCGAATGCCTGATAGCCCAAGGGATGCCAGAGGAAGACGCGAAGCGGGCCGTTGCCATGGTCCTTGATGTTGCGCTCCAAGCTGAAATCATCGAACACCGAGCCCTGGACCTCTGGGAGCGTGACGCGGCGATCTACCACTTGGCGGGTAAAAGGATACCTTTGTGCACCCTGGTGGTTAGGTTTTCGATAAGCAGGACCTTGCTTTATCGAATCCTTGAGAGACAAAAAAAGCGGCGGCGGTCTGCTCTGCGGATGCGGGACGGGCATTTTGAGCTTGCGGGATAAATAGTCCACTCCGGAGTAAACACCGCCAACCCCAACCTTGGCGTGAGGGGCGGGCCATACCTGAGCCCACTTTGTGCCCCTCCAACTTCGCCATGACCATGATCAGTGAGCATTTCAGCGTTGAAGAGTTGAGCCACACCACCACGGGCATTCCCAACGAGTGCCCTGTTTCGATAGCTGGGAACATGGCGCGGCTGGCTGAGACGCTGGAAGGTGTTCGGGAACTGCTAGGCGTCCCGCTCAAGATCAACTCCGGCTATCGGTGCGAGCGGCTGAACACGTTTGTGAAAGGCTCTCGGACCTCGGCTCATCTCTATGCCCGCGCTGCTGATTTCGTGCCGGTGGGGATGCCAATCAGCGAGGCCTTCGAGCGCATCCGCAAATCTGGCATCGTCTGGGATCAACTCATTCTTGAACCTACCTGGATTCATATCGGCATCGCCCCGGCCCGCGAGAAGTCCCGTCAACAGTGCCTAACCGCGACCATGCAGACGGGGGGCATGGCCTATGCTCACGTCTGATTGGATCAAGCAAACCCTAAGCGATTGGCAGGGCATTCCCTCGACCAAGCGCCAAGTCATTGCGGCATCCGCTGCCGTCCTGTGCCTTGTATCCCTGAGCCTGGGCCTATCCTGCGCGGTATGGGTCTTCAGGAACGGGGATCTTGGCGCGGGCGCTATGGGTGCCCTTACCTTCGCGCTGGGCATCTTGGCCGGGTTGGCTGGGAACGCCTATCGCAAGACTGACGGGCCTGCGGGCTCTCCTGCTACTGGAGACGGATCGAGCGCTAGAGCCGCAAGCGATGTGCCGATCCCCAGTAGCGCAAAGATCGACGCCACGTTTGCGTCAAACCCAAACAGGGGGCAGGGATGAAAAAGGTAATCGACCCGAAGGTTTTCGGTTTGGTGTGCGGTGCCCTCGCGGGATCGGATGCGAAGACGGCCACGAAGTATCTGGATGAAAAGACCACCGTGCGGGCGACTTGGCGGCGCAAGCCCAACGGTCGAAACAGCCGGGAAGAAATGGTGGTCACATTCGGGGCTCCGAACTACCTAGACCGGATCTTCATCAAGAAGTGCAAAAAGGCCGGTGAGCCTTTCCCCATCAAGAAGATTCAGCTTCGCGCTTATCCCAAAAAGGCGAAGTGATGACCCCCTTCGACTGGAACGAGCCCATTGCCAAGCCGTTAGCCTGCCTCCTGGCTGTGGCGCTGCTGATTATGGGTGTTGGTGCTGCTGCATCCTGCCACTACCGCGCCAAAGCCACCCAAGCCGAAGCCCAAGCCAACGTAGCCAAAGGGGAAGCTGATGCCGCGAAACGCCAAGCCCAGGCTAAGGATATGGAACTCGCCGCCAAGGATGCGGGGATCATCGAAGCCCGTGCGAAGGTGGCCGCCTCGGATCGAGAAGTGGAGCGGCTGCGCAAACTCAGCCATCGCGTTGATCCCATCCCGCCCGAAGGGGATAACACTCCTCAGCCTATTCCGCCCGCCGTGGACTTGGCTCCCATGGTTTCCGCGCTCAAGCAAGCCAACGCAGACAAGGCGGCCCTAATCCAAGGGCTTGAAGCTCAGAATACCGGCCTACGCCAATCACGCGACTTCTGGAAGATCAGCGCCGAAGCCCGCGAAGTGGAAAACCTAAACCTTCGAGCGTCCAACGCTGCCAAGGACGGATTGATCAAAGGGGCTCTCTGGAAGGGCCGTTTTCAAGGCTTCTGGGTTGGCGTTGCCTCCCGAGACATCGCTGGGAGGCTCATCAAATGAACACCGTAACCATCGCAGGAATCATCATCTCCACATTCGGGGCGCTCCTTCTGGGAATGGCCGCGCTCATCAAAACCATGGTGGTTGGCAAGCTAGTAGACCTTCAGAAAGCCATGGATGAAATGAAGTCAGACGTTCATCACCTCGACATTCGGGTGACGCGCCTGGAGACGGAACACCGCATTCAGCACTGCGGGCGGGGGGATGAATGACCTACGACCCTTCCATCGTTTCCCCTCGGGTCAAGCGAATGCGGGACCGGGCCGCAATCTGCCAGACTCTCATGGGTGGCACCCCTGCCATGCGCGACGCTGGCAAGACCTACCTTCCCCAATGGCCTCAAGAGGACACCAAAGGCTGGGAAGCGCGGCGGGATTGCTCGGCCCTGTTCCCGGCGCTGGAACGCTCCATCGAAACGATGGTGGGAAAACCCTTCGGCGTCCCGATTGTGCCCGGTGAGGATGTTCCGGCCCGCATTGAAGCGGCGCTTGATGATGTGGACCGAGGCTCACGCGATATTGACTCCTTCGCTCGGGACATTGCCAGGACTGCTCTTTGTGATGGG